GCCAGCTCACGATATGCCAGGGTAAAAGCGTTGCGTCGCATTGCGCTTTATCCAGTTCGCTCGGCTGCGTAGTGGCGTCAGGGTGGCTGTGAACGATGGCGATTACCGTACCCCAGTCCTCAGCGGCTGCGTAATCTTCGGGGCAAAGGACAAAATTGTCCTCCGGCGCCGCGGCAAGATTCCGGCAAGGAAAATAACGTTCAACGCGGCTTTTCTGCGCCACCACACCACAGCACTCACGTGGCTGTTCAGCGGCTGCATGCGCCATAATCGCATCAATGGTTTTCTGACGCATATCAACTCCTGATCAGCGACGTACCCGGGAACCCACCAAACGAGAGTTCGTTGCTTTCACCGAACCGAAGTTTGCAGGCCGTCAGTGTGCCGTTGCATTCATCCAGTGACGGATCGCTTACCGGGTTGTTGTTTTTGTCGAAATAGCGCGTGCCGGCATAGTCGCAGCCGTCGCCGGTGCGGTACTTATTACGAATGCACCATGTACATAGGGAATGAAGCTGCCGTGTCGGGATCATTTGTCCCTGAAGATCCATAGGGCTGGACAGTACAAACTCGATGGTTTCGCCGGCAAGCTCGGTCGTTTTCCCGTCGATATACCAGACCTGAATTTTCTCCTGAGTCGGATCTGCTGTAGGGTTACCGCCTGCGAAGTTTTTCGCATCGAGATATTTTGCCTTTGTGTCGTGAATAGTGACCTTGGCCTGAAGCAAATCGTCATACGCAAGACACAGGGCAGAAATAGAGCTTTCGATGTTCGCGACCGTCAGTGATGGCGTCGCATTGCTGCCACTGGTCGATTTCTCCAACCCTTCCAGCTGATACGGCCAAGCGGAATATTCATTACCCTGCCACCAGATTGGTTTCGCCGGGAGCTTGGCCTCATCCCCGCTGGCGGCGACTATTTCCGCTTCGGTGTGGGGAATGTTGTAATTGTGAAACCGGAGAACGTCCGTCAGTCCAAAAGAAGAACCGTCCACCTCAATCAGGCGAACGTCGTTCCCTGATTCCAGCTTCTGATAGTCTGCGTTTAAGCTCATGGTTTAAATGCCTGGATGAATGTTGCTTCAAGGTTGAATTTCCCCGCGCCGAGCCCGGTGGGTTTATACGTTTCGCAACGATACAAACCCAAAGGTTCGAGCGGTGGCTTCCACTGAAAGGCTTTCGTCCCTTCATGCCTGTCGAGAAAAGATTTAATGGCGGAAATGTAGGTTTCGTTGCCAGTAAAGTTGAGCGTCCACTGCTGGGTTCTGGTATTCAATCCATCCCCTGAAACCTGCTCATATCCATCACCAAACTGTGCTTTCCTGACGCGGAAATTTATATCTGCCTCAGCGTTAATTCGTGGGCACCAGGTGAAAGTTTCGATAGCCATCAGCGCCCCCCTTTAGCCATATTCCAGATAGCGCCTCCTGGCGCTAAATCTCTCATTATCAGTTCCCTGTAACGCTTATCTGTAAAAGCACCAACTTCCCGCGCAAATTGCTCATAGCCAGTTGTCGCCTGAGTTTGAGTGTTTCCGTTGCTATCGATGGTGATATAAACCTGTGGCGCCGAAGATACAGACTGACCACCACCAGCGCCGACCGCACGAACACCGAGTGAACCATCCGGTGCGCGGGTCAGCGGCATGATTGCCTCCGGCCCAGCCTCGCCCATGATTCCGGCCCCGCCTTTTGCGAATGCGAACATGGTGGGGTTTCTGACGATACCATTACTGAAAGCGCTCAGAGATGGAGAATCATAAACGCCGCCTTTAGCGTTAAACTGGAAGCTCGAACCGTAACTGGAAACCGCAGTACCGGTGCTGGCTGATGCTCCCGCGCCGCCCCCGAAGAAGCTGCCTACGCTGCCGATGAGTGAGCCAAAAATGCCAGAACTGGAAGACCCACCCCCCATCGCGCTGACCACTGCCATTTGCAGAGCGACTTTTTCGATAATCTGTAAAACAGAGATACCCCAGGATTTCCAGCTGACCTTATTGCCTTCCAGCATTGAGGTGACATTACTAAACGCGCTGTCGAGTATGGTTTTCACTCCATCAGAAACCGTGCCAGAAACATTGCTGATTTCATCGAACCAGTTGGCATAGCCGCGCGATACTCCGGCCATCCAGTCCGCTTCAGCTGCTGCTATAGCCTTGTATTTCTTATCCAGGTCATCGAGGGCAGCCGCGCGTTGTGCGATGGCCTCGGTGCCGCCGTCCGTTTTAGCAAAAACACGCTCGATCTGTTGCGTCTCGTCGAACCGGCTGCGCTGGCGATCACTCATGCCTGCGGTTTCGGTTGTCAGTGTCGCCTCATCCCTGAACTTTCGGGCCGCTTCAGTTAAATCCTTCAGAGCATCGGCTTGTTCGCGCTGCTTACGTACGTTTTCATCGGCTTTTTGCGTCCATTTTGCCAGCTCTGCTGATGATGCCTGGATAGCCTTGCGCTGCTCGTCGGTCCATTTAGTGCCTGCCTGATGCGATGCTGCGTATAGCTCAGACGCTTTTTCTCCTTCCATTGCCCTGACGCGTTGCACATCGATAGCCACACTCAGATCGGCCATTTTGCGGGCATATTGCTCAGCGGTGCTGGCTGCTGCGCGCTCGGCTTTACTCTGAGCACTTGAGGCGGCAGTAGAGGTTTTTTTTGCCTCGGCTGCTGCTGCATCCTTTTTGGCGGCCTGATCCTTGTTGTAGATGTACTTTGTGTAAAGCGCCCCCGTCAGTTGCAAGTCTTCTGCTTCATAGACGTGCTGCTGATGGAGTTTTTCTAATCCGCTGAGGCTGGCCAGCTCGTTATCGCGGCGCGAGCGCTCCAGTGCGGTTTGCTGTTGCGGCGTTGCGTTAGCCAGTGAGACGACGGGCCCGGCATATTGCGGCGGCTTGGCGCCAGCGGTCGCTGACATCGAGCGGTTAAGCAGGTCATACGCACCTTTCAGGATTGATACGGCACCAGCCTGTTCGATAGCCTTTTGCGTTGCCAGGTCGCTGGCATCGTTCACCAGCTTCTGCGTTTGCTCGACTTTTGAAGCGGCCTGTTCCCGCTGATACTCCAGCTGATTCAGCTTATCGGTAAGTTCAATGTTTTTGGCCGTGATGTCGGCCTGGTCCATGAAGGTATTAATCAAGGTCAGCGTCGGATGGCGGTTATAATCCTGCTGGATTTGATCAACCGCCTTGAGGCTGTCTTTCACCTTCGCGATCTGAGAGTCGAGGTCGGCCAGGTCCTGCTTTTGTGCCTGTAAAGAGGTCCGCGCATCTGCGGCGGTCGACCGAAGGCCGAGCACAGACATCTGCTGGAGTTTGGCGTTGATCTCGTCAAGGTTGTTGGCAAAGCCGACAGCCTCACGGTGTACCTGCTGGGTATGCTGATACAGGCCATACATCGCAGCACCGGCACCGATAATAACGCCTGGCCAGCCACCGAGAATGCCCAACACTCCGCTACCCAGCCGTGACATTACCGAGGCTGTATTGGTGAGGTTGTTAACGGCAGAAGCCCTTCCAGCAAGCGCTGTGTTCAGGGATGCCTGAGCTGCGGCAAGATTACGTTCGGCAACAATCTGAGCCTCAATACTTGTCGCCGCTGCGCGCGCCTGTTGAGCGCGGTAAACCGCCTGGCGTCCAGCAGCAACGCTAACCTGAGCGCCACGTACCTGAGCCTGAGCCAGCGCAACCTCGGCGGCCGTATTAGCGAGCACTGCACGGGTTGACTGGCCGATGCTGCCGACCATGTTGCCAAAATAGCGAGCCAAACCCACGCCAACGAGAATGCCTGCCGTGTTTGCCACATCATCAATGTTATTCGCCAGACCATCCAGCACACCGGATAGCGTGGAGGATGCGCCGACGGCATCGTTCGCCCCGCCAACCCAGGCGAGAAAAGCATTTTGCACTTTCTGTGCAGATCCGCTGATGGATGCTGGCAAGGTGTCGAATTCTTTACGCAGGATCTCTACGTTTGTCAGCAGCGGGACGATCTTGTTGGTCGTCAGCTCGCCGTTGTTGGCCATATTTCGCAGGCCACCAACAGTGGTACCCAGACCATCAGCCAGCAGTTTCGCCAGGCGGCCACCGTTCTCCATGATGGAGTTAAATTCTTCGCCTCGCAAAACGCCTGAGCCAAGCGCCTGGCTAAGCTGGGTGATAACAGAGCTCGCCTCTTCGGTACTGGCGCCAGACAGCTTCAGCGAGGTTGCTACGGTTTCCGTAACTTTTGCGACGTCAGCAGAAGCATAACCGGCATCACGCAGGGACTGCGCAATTCTGCTGTATAAGTTGCTGTTTGCCTCGAGGGATGTTCCGGTGCGCTGGCTAATCTCCATCAGCACGCGCTGGGATTGCACGTAATCCTCACTGGAAGAGGACGCAAGGCGAAGACGGCCATTCAGCTGGTTCCAGGTATCAGCAAACTGAACAAGTTGATGCGTGGCAAATGCGCCAGCCCATGCCCCGGCAAGCCCAGCCGCTGATGAACGTACTGTTGCGAGCTGAGAATTCAGGTCAGCCAAAGACCGCTGAGTTTCTCGCGTGGCCGCTGCTGCTTTTTTCCCGCCCTGTTCCATAGTGCGGTAGTAATCCGTCCCCATACGGGACGCTCTGGCGATCTCAGACTGAAAAGAAGACGAGTTCGCAGAAATTTTGATGATTAGCTCGCGCAGCGTTGCCATATTTCACCCATAAAAAAAGCCCGCAGCCGCGGGCGTCAAAGACTGGACATCCATTCTTCAAGTTCAGAGACTTCAGAGCCTTCTTCCTGCTCACCCCATTTCAGCATCACGTCAGGTATGGTGAATTTCCCGCCCTGAGAGTTCAGCATTGCAACGGAGATCTGCGCCGCCTGTGCATCGGAACGCCAGTCCCCTACAGGGCTTATGCGGTCAAACTCGATCCACATCTTGAGCTCACTGGCGGTTATGGTCTGGCGCAGCTCATGCAGAGTGCGCCCCATCCGGAGCGCCAGTGACATCAGGAAGAAGGTCAGCGGCTGCTTTACGGCTTTCCCGCTTCTTCCTGACTCATTCCGAGGCCAAGAGCCTGAGCCAGCAGGCGCGCATGCACAGGACCATAAATTTTGGATACCAGCTCCTGATCCTCGTCACTGAATACGCGCTCGCCGTTTTCATCCAGCAGTACGTCAATAAACAGAACCACATCCGCCTCTTTGTTACGCAGGAACTTCTCCGCCTCCGTCAGCGTCGGGGCCTCTTCGCCTTCGGCGAGCTGAGGATTTACGATTTCCCGGAATTTCACCCAGGCATCGCCGGACGGTTCGCGCAGCGTTATCTTTGCGCCATCCCACTCTGGGACCGTGATACCGTCTTTTGTGCGATAGGCTTTCGATGCAGTAAGCGCCACGTCGCGTAGTGAATTCTGTGATGTTTTTTGCGCCATTTCATTTTTCTCTTGTTACTTGGTCGAAGGGATAAAAAAAGCGGCCGAAGCCGCTCAGGAACCAGACGCGTAGATGCGTTTAGGTTTGCCACGTACACGCAGAGAATAAGTCGCGCCAACAACGGAAGAGGTTGCAGCAGACCATGAGCTCTGACGAACTTCCACCAGCACGTAGAAACCATTCCCAGACGGGAATACCACGCGCAGCGCACGCAGTTCGTCATTTTCGTAAGCGGTCTGGAGTGCCTCCTGTGCTGCTTCATCGCCAACCCAGTTACGGGTAATGCTCATTTCAGCAGGCGCGGCGAGGCCGTTGGTTTGCTCCTGTTCAGTTGAGCAAAGCGTGGTTACGTCAATATCCCCTTTTTGACCGCCAGTGAAGGTGATCTCCTTTGTCGCACAGGCCGCTTCCAGCCAGGTAATACCATTCCCCGGGAAACCTGAGGCGTTAAAATCCTCGGCGGTTACGGGTGCGTCAGAGACGGCAAAGGTCATCCCCTTTGTAACTTCATACTTACTGGTCATGATTTCTCCAGATAAAAAAAAGACCGCCGGAGCGGTCTGTGATGGTGAATGAACTTAAACGATCACCTGAAATTCAAGCGTGGCCCGGTGATAATGCAGATCAGGTTCATAGCCTGGCGTTTTGACAATGTTCTCAGGCTTCAATGTTTGCAGGGCTTCCAGTGCCATATTTCGTATCGTGCGCGCTTCAGTGATGGTGCTGGAGTAAACATCGATTTGCACCGAAACGGAGGATTCCGCCTGGCCGCAGAGAACGTCAGCAGCCGCGTCGGTAATAATCGAGAAAATTACCCAGGGCGGTGAGACTGAAGGCTTCCCGTCACTGCCGAGCGGCGCAACGTAGGGATAAACCTGCCCTCCGGCCAGCGGAGCCAGCAGAGGATAGAGATCGTCTTCCGTCATTTGCTTAACGCCTCGTCAATGGCCTGGTTCATGCGCCTGATCGCGACCTCTGTCGCCTGCTCCTGACGGACGTCAAACGCGGGACGAATGAAAGGATGTGGCGGCATGTTGGCAGTTCCCATTTCAACGAATCGCCAGTAAAAGGCGTTTCTCGGGTTATTCGCCTTCATCGTGTTATCGCTGTTGCCGGTGCGCGGGTTAACGCCACGAATATGGACGCCGGAAGAAATCTCCCCGCGGCGGCGGCTTTTTTGGGTCACCACCACCACGTTTTTTTTCAGTTTCCCGGTGCGCACTGGTGCGCGTGCGATTACTTCTTCCTTAAGCACTTCGGCACCGGCGCGCGTAGCATCACGCAGGACCTTGTTGTTTTCAGCGCGGCTAAGCGCCTCCAGGTCCTTTGCGATATCATTTAACCCAGAAAAATCGAGGCTCGTGTCTATCATTTTTCGATCCCCTGCTTACAAAGAATTTCGAGCTGAATGCCGCGAGAATCAGGTATCGGCGGACCAATGATATTTAAAATGACACCCTTGAACGGGCCAGTCACAACCCTGAGTCTTGACGCAGCAGTTATATCGTTACGAAATCGAGTCCATACCCTGATAGTGGCTACAGCCGTTTCTGCACCTGCCGCTACAAGCTCACGCCCGCTGATACCTTTAACTTCTGCCCATGTAGTCGCGCCGTCATGCCATGTTTCAACAGGCTGACCAGAAGGGTCTCTGGATGTTGTGATGTTCTGAATTACCACCCTGTCTCTCAGTCTTCCGGCCTGCATACCCCCTCCTACAATCCATAAATACGGTATGGCTGCAATAGCGCTTCCACAGCAAAAGGTACGGCTGAAGTTATGTTCCCGATGTTTACCGCTTCCCTGTTTGCATACCAGTGACCGATAAGCAGTAGCATGGCTGCCTTCACATCATCATTGAGCAGTATCGGGTCCGGGTCGTCAGCGTAGCCAGGGCTGCTTTCCTTTTCATAGAGCGTTCGGCGTGTCCATGTCTGGACGTACCGGGCCGCCGCACCTGTGTAAATCTCCAGCAGAGCATCATCACCCGTAAAGTCGGTATCAATGCGGCAATGCTGTTTCACCACATTCTGATCAAGCATTTGTTTGCCCCGAAAAAAGCGGCCCGAAGGCCGCAATAGTTATCAGCTACCCGCGCCGGTGCTGAATGAACCGTACACGAACGCCTCAGGGCGTTTCACAGCCAGCGCAAGACGTTCTTCGCAGCGAATGGAGATCATGTTTTTCTCGAAGTCGTCGGCGTTTTCGGTGGAGATAACCACGTTGGCATCTTCACGATCGAACAGTTGAGCTGCGGCATTGAATGCGCCTGTCAGGAATTTGCCCTGGAAAGCTGCTGCCTCAGTTGCTACCACCGGAAGCCCCCAAAGCGTAGGGCCAGTCAGGGATGCCGGGTTAGCCAGGATATAGCGGCCCAGACTGTCTTTCGTGAGCTCGATTTTCGCCCAGTCGATGAAGTGCAGGACGTGGCCAGATGCAGGGAAACGAGCCAGTTGAGCCTGAAGCATTGCCAGGCGCAGATCATCAATCCCGTTCTGGCTCTCAACAGAAAATGCCGGGTCGAATGCTGAGGCCTGAGGAACGATGCCGTGCAGGTGCACACCAGTTCCGTCGCCGAACAAGATTTCCTGTTCCTCAACATATTTCAGGCCGTAACGCATCTCAGCGTCAACCGTAGACTGGAGTTGAGCGAAATCGTCAAGGATCTGCTTGGATGCCTTAAACATGTGCGCGATGGTTGTCACCGGCGTGATTTTAGTTGCGAATTCAATATCGCTGTAAGGTTTGGCAGTCCCCTCTGCAACGACTTTCGCTGCATTGGTAAAGCCCGTTTGCTGCACCCAGAAAATAGCCGGTGAAGATGTGCGGCCAGGCGCAATCAGATCACGAATGAAGAGACGCTGTTTTGGTGCAGTGTCGATGCCAGGCAGTCGCTGTGGTTCAACCACGCCATCTGCAACATCTGTAGAAAGCAAGGCCGCGTGAACTGGGACGCTTACGCGCTTATTGCCTTCAACGCTCGCGGCAAAGGCCTTCAGCGCCTCGCTATTAATCACCACCTGTCCAACAGTTTCGGTAACTTTAGCAGCGTTGTTCAATGGCATTTGGGCAACATGCTGTTCCAGCTCACCAAGGCTGGCCTTAAGGGTTTTTTCAGCTTCCTTAAGAGCGTTGAGCTCTGTCGCCATTTTATCTACAACATCTTTGGTCTGAGCTGAGAGCTGACCATTCTTTTTCGCTTCGGTCAGTGCCTCTTCTGCTTTCGCGTTGAATTTGCTGGTTGCATCTTCAATGCTGGCAGTGACTTTTTTCAGAATTTCGTTTACTTCAGACATAAATGGTCCTTATTTGACTAACGCCGCAAGAGCGTTTTCAAGTGAATTGAGGGTTTCAGGTTTGATATCTTCGGCAGCGCCCGGCGTACCGTCGTTGGTGGTGACAGCGCCAGGCATGCCACCGGATAAGGCTTTAATGAGTTTTCTGCGCTCAGAGCGCGGGGTGTTGGTTTTAGCCAGCAGCGCATCAAGTTTTCGAAGCGCGGCCGCGGGTGATTCATCGCCATCACTGACCGCATCAGCAGAAAGCAGGCTGTCTGCCAGTCCCTTCGCCACAGCGTCACTGCCACCGATATAACTCTCGGCGTCCATCAGTTTCTGAACGGCTGCCATATCAAGGCCGGAACGCGCCGCGTAGATGTCTGCCATAGCGTTATCGAAGGGCTCCAGAGACTGTGCCAGTTCCGCAAAGTCATGGCGGTTACCCATCGCGTAGACCCAGCAGTTGTGGATCATCAGGAAGGCACCACGGCCGATCTGAATTTCATCCCCGGCCATCGCAATGACCGAGGCGGCGCTGGCGGCAATACCGAGCACCTTCACCGTCACACGGCCTTCGTATTCACGCAGAAGGTTGTAGATTGCAAGGCCTTCGAACATGTCACCGCCAGGGGAGTTGATATTGACCGTGACGTCGGCGCCATTCATCGCCCGTAGCGCACCGGCGATACGTTTGGCTGTTACGCCTTCACCCCAGTAGTCCTGCCCGATCACATCAAACACAGAAATACTGTTGTCGTCGGTGGACGCGGCTTTGATCCCGCCATCCCAGCGATCCAGGGCGGAGGGTAAAGTTTCACAGGTGACTCGCGCGCAGGGGCGACCCGCCGGTGCTGCCGGAAGTTGTTTTTTGCTCATCAGGAAAGTGCTCCTAAGCGGCCTGTTTCAGCGGAGATTGTTCAAAGGAAATATCAGGGAATATGTGGTTATGCAGTTCTCTCAGAGCCAGAGCCTGAACAGCAGGATTGCTGCTTTCGAGATTTTTCAGTTGCGTCAGGTTGAGCTGAACGGTGTAAATATCACCCCCTTCAATCGGTGGCATATTCTCAAGACGGCGCACGTCATTGCGGGACATCCACCCATTCTGGAGCGCGCTGGTATAGTACGCAGCACGGCCCGCGCTGTCGGCGCGCAGCAGCCCTTCTACAGAGAACTCCGCGAACACCTCATCATCGCTGTCCAGCAGGCACCGTCCTATTTCCTGTTCTATGTTCACCAACAGGGGTCGCAGGGTGTGCGTCAGGAACTGGAGGTTCATGCCCTCCAGACTGGATGCCCAGCTGCTTTGCTTCGTGGTGTGACCGACCATGAAAGGCGGAACGCGAAACCAGCGACAGATTTCCTCAATACTGAAAGAGCGGCTTTCCAGCATCTGGGCGTCTTCGGGATTCATGGTGACGCCCTGGTACTTCAATCCGCCTTCAAGCACCATGATTTTCCCGGCGTTTTTTGAACCGGTAAATGCAGCCATGTAGCTGCGAAGTCTTTCACGTTGTTCGTCAGACAGCGCATTCTCAGCGGAGAGAAAACCTGAACTCTGAAGCCCCTGTTCAAATATCTTCGCAGCAGACTCCTCAACCGCCATTGCAGAACCGATCACATCCCGGCCTGTTTTCATCGGCATCATGCCGCAAACACCGTCAAGACCGAACCCGCGAATGTGCATGATGTTTTTGACGGGAATGACGCGCTCATTACCGTTTTCAGTGTATTTGTATTCCAGCACCCCGGTCGTGAGACGTTTAACCACCATGTTCTGCGGCAGCAAAGGCACCAGCGAAACCAGGCGGTTTGCGATAAATTTCTTCTCAATGAAGGCGTTCCCGCGCAGGCAAATACTGGCGACCACCATCAACATAAAGCGTGATGGTGTCATTTCTGAATTGGGTCGGCGGCACAGTATCGAATATGCCGGATGATCGGTTGCCGCTTTACGCGAACCGTCAGGCTGTCGAGTGTATATTTTCAGCGGAAGGGTTGAAATAGACTCGCTTAACAGTCTTACGCATGCCCACACAGCCGATAGCTGGATGGCTTTATCGGCCGTTACCACTTTTCCGCTGCTGCTGGTACCAAACCATTCCTCCCAGAACGTGCCGGTAGTCAGGCTGATAGGCACACCAAGCCAGTTAAGCAGAGCACTTTTAACCCTGCCTGGCCGTTTGTTTTTTTTCATCAGAAACCTACCATGATGGGATTATTGAAGAATCCGGAGAGATCCTGCTGGTCGTTGCCACCGTTAACCAGAACGCGGCTCATTGCTGTGAACAAGGCCGCAGGGCCATCAATCTTGGCCTCAGGTGTGGACTTATTCGGGAATATGTTCTCGTTCCGGTCCGGTTTGACGGTTACGTTGGACATCATCCAGTTCATCACTGGGTGATCGCTGTGATGAAAGCGGCCACCGTATACCAGCGCTTCGACCTCTTTCATCGCCTCAGAGAAATTGCGAACCGTCTGCGGCACTTCCACCAGCGGCAACCCTTCTTCTGCCAGCGCAAGGCTGAACTGCGTCGCACTCCACGGGTCAAAGCCGATTTCTTTCAGGCTCTCGCCAGCAACCCACAGCTGTAGCTCTTCCTTAATCTGAGCATGGTCGATTACATCCCCGTCGGTAAGGATCAGCTTGTCCATCCCGGCCCACTTACGATAGAGCTCTGCCATCTGGCGTGAACATTTCTCAAGGCGTCCTTCCGGTAGCCAGAATTTGAAATCCGCATGAACGTGGCCATCTGGCGCGCGCCAGACTTTAGCGGCCGCACAGATATCAATTTTGTTTGACAGGTCAACGCCCACCCAGGAGGGATAGGTTTTAAGTTCGTGCTGCGGGGCGATAAACTCGCATTTCTCCCATTTCATCATGTCCATCCAGGCTGACTCAGCGGTAACCCAGATATTCATGTGCTTGGTGAAAAAGTTAATTCTGGCCGAAACCTGCTCTTTCGCCTTTTTAGCCAGGCGGCGCAGGTCATCCCAGCGCTTACAGATACCCAGCCCCGGATTCGCCTTCTGCCAGACTTTTTCATCAAAGGGATCGTCACCTTCATCTAAGGTGTAGATGATGGCAAAAAACGTATCGTCTTTTACCAGCCCACGCAGCACCTTGATGGCGTAATCACGCAATTCGTAGCAGATGCCTTCTTTGTTGAAACCGGCGGTGGTGATACCGAAAAGCAGCGATTGTAGACGCGCACCGGTTGCCGTCTCCAGAACGTCCCAGACGTCACGGGTTTTGTGAGCATGCAGCTCGTCGACGATAGCGCAGTGGATGTTCAGACCATCGAGGTTGTTCGCATCTGATGATAATGGCTCAAACTTGGAGGCCGTTTGCTCCTGGTAGATAGCGAGCTTGTTGAATTCGAAGATCCGCCCAAGCGTGGCTTTCGCCTTCTTGACCATATTCTTCGCGTCTTCAAAAACAATTCGTGCCTGGTCACGGGTGGTTGCAGCGGAATAAACCTCCGCACCGCCCTCGCCGTCGGCACCAGCCATATAAAGCCCCACGCCGGAGCAAAGCGTTGATTTGGCATTTTTACGGGCCACCTCAACATCTGCTGTACGGAAGCGCCGAACCATTACTGGACGACCGCTGCCGTCGTTACGCAAAACGGTTTCTCCCGTTTCCTCGTTAACCAGCGGGATCACGAAACCAAAAATATTAATCAGGATGAAAACGTGCCAGTCCATCAGCTCAATAGGCTGCCCTGCCAGTGCGCCTTTTACGTGAGGTACAAAATTATAGAAATTCAGAATGTGCTGCGCGCGCGGTTCACTGAAGAAAATACCGCGCTCTTCGCCGTGTGCCAGATCGTCAAGAAAACGCTGACAGGCAAGGCGCACATACTCACAGGCAATAATTTCCCCCGCCACTACCCTCTCGGCGTAGCGGATGCCTTCTGCAACCTTAGCCATTAATCCCTCGCTTTCATAAACTCGGCCAGCGGATCAACCGCTTCAGGACCTTTTGCATTCACTTTCGATCGGCTGGCTGGAGTCATGCCGAACTCACCAAGCATGGCACGCAGACGTTTCCAGGCATCAGCTTTCATGATGGCGGCGGGGTGAGCCTTGATCAGCACATCCCCGCTCTGCGTTTCGGTCCGGTAGGTGTAGCCCTCAACTTCAAGCGTGTCGCAGTGATGCCGGTATTCGGTATAGGCCTCAACCAGCAGCTCAAGGGCTCTGGCATCAAGCTGAGACATCACACCGATAGCATCAAGCTCGTCGGCCATCCGTTTAAACCAGTATTTCCCCTGCTTGTCGAAATGCTTCGGCGTTGGGGGTACCCCTGAAGGGGGTTTTGGTTCGTTCTCATTGATCGGGCGTTTAGATGGGTTACCCCTCACCAAACGTAGATGGGTCGGGGTTTTCGGTGGTCCAGACATAATCGAAAACTCCTATTAATCATCGAGTGAGGGACCCCATAAAAAAGTTTTCTAACCTGCGGCGATGTGAAAAGAGGTTAGGCGGCGGTCCTTTGGGGTGATTCCCCTGAGGTTTTTACCCGCCCTCCCCCTTTGACCAAATATCTTGATGGCACAGATGATCCCTGATGCGGCGAACATGCGTGTGCGTAATACCGTAGCGCTTTGCAATTTCTACCAGCCTCTTACCAGATCTCGCCTCTCGCTCAATGCTCAGGATGATTTCAGGCTTCAATTTTGTTGCTACCGCTCGCTGTCCGCGCCGCAGACAAGCGGCAGTTCCGTGCTGCATGCTGTCAGAAGTGTTCTCCTTTGGCGTTCCCCAAGCGAGGTTTGTTTTGCTGTTGTTCAGCGGGTTGCCATCCAGATGGCGGGTGATATGGGAGTCAGATGGCTTTGGCCCGGAGAAGGCAAGCAACACAAGCTGGTGTACTTGCTTCTTCACTTTCGTATCATTGCTTACTCCGGTGTTTACATTCACGTGCCAATAGCCGTTATGTAGCCGCATCGACAGCTGCCGAACGCTACCTGAGCGGAGCGAGTAAATAAGTCCATCTTCACTTGCCAGATATCCTGGATAACCGGGAATATCTTTCATTTGGGCGTGCGGAAGCCCTGAACCATGTTTCGATTCAGTCATCTTCACCTCGTTACTTAATTTCTGTTCAGGCGTTCGCGTGCTGTCTTGGCGTTATGGCAGCCGCGGCAAATTGATTCCAGATTAGAGAGATCGTCAGTACCGCCGTGAGCTTTCGGCTTGATGTGGTCCACCGTCTCAGCGGGTGTATACCTTCCATTTCGCAGGCATTCCTGACAAAGGTGTTTATCTCTGTCGAGAACGATTGGGCGCAGCCTGTCCCACTTACTGCCATAGCCTCGCTGATGCCTGCTCTGTCCCCGCTGATGTTGCTGCCAGCCTTCGTTAAGGTGCCTGTGACAATAGCCTGAGCGGTCAGTGGTCGTGCCTGGGCAGCCACGCTTGCGGCATGCTCTTGGTATTAACGCAGGCATCAGGCTAACCTCCACGCCCGACGGCGTTCTGTACGTGGCGCTGAGTCAGGGTGACGCTCAACCGGTTCACCATCTGCATGGTCCACTAGCGAGTAACACGGATAGATCACTGAGCCACCCCATGCATCACCCACAGCGTAATCG